AAAATATCTGATGCCATAGCTTCTGTTACTTGCACCTCTTCAGTAAAGTCACTATATTTTTCATTATATATATGCATACGCATAACCTGTTCACGAGAAGGTAATCCTAATTTAACTATATCAAGGGGAAGCCCAACTTTCTTAAATAACCTTGTGACGTTGGTGTCTTGTCCCTGAAGATACGGGTCATCAAGTATCTCCTCAATTGATGGACATTTCTTAGAAAAGAAGTCATACATAAATTCGCAAAAGTGACATGCTACAGGATTTGTAACATTATCGTAGAATTGACCAATAGATGCTAACAAACAATCTACATTAGGGCGATAGCCTCCTTTTCCGAATGCAAACTTGCGATAGGTCTTCTCAAAAGGTCTTACTGGTAGAATTTTCGACAATCCTGGGATATCTATTCCACATTCTTCCTTGACAATAAAATATCTTTGGAGAAAGACAACCCCCACATGAGAAAGATTTCCAAATTGATCGAGGGTTGAGAGAAAGACATCATGCTCTTTAACGTCTCGTGTCTCAGAGTCAAAAGCCGTGAAGAGAAATCCGCAGAACGACTTGGCGTTAATCACATGTCTAATTGCTCTAGGGATTGCAATATTGTGATCATCACCATAAATGGCAATAACCAAAAGACCTACAAATAGATACTCCATTATATCGCGCTTGTAGGTTGGAAACTTTTGCATCTGAACCACTACATAGCAAAAGAACATGAGACCAAGAATCCAAGAATCTCCGTGGGAAGTCTCATACGCACCTGATGGCATAACTCCTATCATGATTCTCCAAATAGAAAGGAAAACATGAACTAATTTAAAAGCTAAATGTGAAGCTGTCATCTTGATGAAGCGTTTTAAAACGTCATAGTCCCCTGTCTTTCTATAATAAACCATAGCATGAACAACGTAGAGGAGAAGCATGAAGGCTTTAAGATTAGTATCATAACCTTTAACATCGGCCTCTGCCCAGAAGATGGCAGGGTTATCATATTGCATTTGCTCGGCATAGCGCTGTGCTCCACCATACCACCATTTCAATCCGATTTTTATCATTCTTCCACGCTCCACTTTCTGTCGAGTTCTCTGACACATCATAGACATGAGAACTGCCAACACATGTGGAATAAAGAACTCACGTGCTTTGTCTTTCATTTTCTTTGATGATTCTTTCATTTCCTCAAGGGTTTCACCTTCTACCAAGTGAGTCTCCTGTTTAACAACAATAACATAAGAGCGGAAGGGATTTTCAACCTTCTCCCCTTTCTTAATTCTTAGAAACATTTCTGTTAGGAGATGAACACAAAAGTATAACTGCTCCAATTTCTTACCATTATGAGCAAAATGTACCTTAATACCTTCTGCTATCTCATGAGTGGTGGCAGGTTTTGAGGGTCTATCCCCACTAGATGTTTTCAGAGGAGGAGATAGCTCATCTATCTCTTCTTGGAATGTCCACTCATATAGACCATAATGAGGTCGTACCCCCATATACTTGACCATGAGGTCTAAGGCATGAGGGATTAACATTTTAATAGATTCAAGCTTATTATTAACCTTATGAGACGGCTTATCGAATTTAGCAATAAGCTTTGGAACCTTATCAGGATAAATGTTTTCATGGGAATAGTAAGCATATTGATAGTCCTCTCCTGGAAGCTGTATGCCATCTTCAGAGACTGGCGGAATTACATGGAAACCTGTATATGACTTATTAAAAATACTCTTCCATCGTAGACATTTAACAAGCAGTGAATCTTCAGGCGATTTTTCCTTCCAATCAAGTCCAGGGAAAATTGTATTTCCTTTTGCATCTTTGATACACTGCCAGATGTTCTTTGTCCACCATTCAACGGGCTTGTCTATCTTATAGTAATGTCTAAAATGAGCTACGTCATATGCTTGAAAGGCAGTCAGTAAATCTGTATTGAAGTATTGCTTCTCTTCACGAGGAATTGCCATCCTACTAGTAAAGGCAGGATACCGAGTTTGATTTTCAGGGACAGTTTCTTCAATGGCACAAAACGCTTTAGCCTTGTCAGAATTTAAAGGGCGATATTCCAAGGTGTAATTTGTCATATGCCATGTGCTGTAGATACGGACCATTAACTCATGATAAAGTTCATAATGAGTTAATAATTTGCTGTATTTAGTGCGAGAGATCACGAATTTATCACAAGGAGCAAATAGAGGATCCTTGACTTTACAATGGAGATCACAAGAGCAAATCTCATTGTCAGTGGCTTTGTGCTGATGGATCTCATCTTCTTTTTGAAACCACAGAGATAAACGTTTTGTCATATTACGTGCGTAAAATAAGTATCGAATAACTTGAAAGTTTTTATATTGTTTGGCAATACGCTGAGCCAGCGCTAAATTGTCAGGTGTTACTTGACAAGTATCTTCAGATATTTCTTTTTCAGTAGTATTCACTTTCTAATAGAGTTGAATACCGTTGATCCTTATTCCGGATTCTACAATCACAG